TCGAAATTCAGGCACTCTGTGAAGGTATGGTTCCTGTAATCAAACAATGGGTTCCTGAAATCTTTAGTTATTATGAAGAGAAGAGACTTCATCGTGCGAGGTTGAGTCCATAATCTAAATAATCATACACATTATTATAAACAATGGCAATTTATCCGATTATAAGCAAAGATACCGGTGAGAAAAAAGTAATTGAAATGAGTGTTCATGATATTACTCAATGGTATCAGGACAATCCTCAGTGGTCCAGAGATTGGAGTCAGGGATCCGCAAGTCCAGGAGAAGTTGGTGAGTGGAAAGATAAACTCATCAGTCGCAATCCTGGATGGAACGATGTACTCGGCAAAGCCAGCAAGGCTCCTGGGTCAAGAGTAAAGAAAATCTAACCTACCTAATATGGCAAGAAGAAAAAGGACGAACGATCAGCAAAATGGTGTTGATCTTACAGCACGACAGACAAAGAAAAAGAAAGCACTTGGGAATGAGTATCTATTAGATATTGAACCACTTACAGACAATCAAAGAAAACTTTTTGATGCATACGCAGAAGGCAAGCATCTTGTCGCATATGGATGTGCAGGAACTGGTAAGACTTTCATCACTCTCTACAATGCTCTTCATGATGTTTTAGATGAAAGAACTCCTTATGAGAAAGTTTATATTGTAAGATCATTAGTTCCTACAAGGGAAATTGGGTTTCTTCCCGGATCTCACGATGATAAGGCAGATATCTACCAGATTCCCTATAAGAATATGGTTAAGTATATGTTCCAGATGCCTTCTGATGTTGACTTTGAGATGCTTTATGGTAATCTTAAAGCACAGGAGACGATTAAGTTCTGGAGCACCTCATTTCTTCGTGGGGTTACTTTGGATAATTGTATTGTACTCGTAGATGAGTTTGCTAACCTTAATTTTCACGAATTAGATTCTATTATTACTCGTGTTGGTGAAAATTGTAAGATTATGTTCTGTGGAGATGCTACTCAATCAGATCTTGTAAAAACAAGTGAGAAGAATGGAATTGTTGATTTTATGAGTGTCTTGCGTAAAATGCCTTCTTTTGATATAATAGAGTTTGGTGTCGATGATATTGTCCGTTCTGGATTAGTTCGTCAGTATCTTATTGCTAAAATTGAAGAAGGATTTTAATGTTCAATCATGTTGATGTGACTCTCCCGAAACTTGAAAGGACTACAATTGACGGTACACGGTATTACTTTGTGCCTGATGATGAAGAACTACTCAAACTAGTTTCTATTACTTCTGTTACAAGTCATTTCAATAAAGAAATCTTTGTGAAGTGGCGCAAGAGGGTTGGAGATGTAGAAGCAGATCGTATCACAAAACTTGCAACAAGTCGTGGTACGGATACTCATACTCTTACTGAGTATTTTCTGAAAAATCAAGATCTTCCTACAGATATTCTTCCAATCTCAGAGTTTCTATTTAATATTTCTAAGAGTTCTCTTAAGAATATTGATAATATTCACTCCCTTGAAGGGTCCCTATATAGTAAGCAATTAGGTATTGCAGGAACCGTTGATTGTATTGCAGAATACAACGGCGAATTAGCAATTATCGACTTTAAAACTTCTAAGAAACCCAAACCACGCGAGTGGATTGATCATTATTTCGTTCAGTGTTGTGCTTATGCTGCAATGTACTACGAACTGACTGGGGTATCAGTCAAAAAATTTGTTATCATTATGTCCTGTGAAGACGGAGAATGTGTAGTTTATGAAGAATACGACAAAGCAAAATACCTTAAATTACTCGTCCAATATATTAGAAAATTTGTTGGAGATAAACTTGAGCAGTATGGAACCTAACAAGGAATTAGAACAGGCAATAGAGGATAAGTTTCTAACTCCTTCCAAATTTGCACTGGAAGTAGAAAAGATTGTTGCAGAAGAAAAATGTAACTACATTGATGCTATTTGCCATTATTGTGAGATCAATAAGATTGAGGTAGATTCAATTACGAAATTGGTATCAAAACCCCTCAAAGAAAGATTGAAGTATGATGCTATCAATCTAAACTTCATGAAAAAAACTTCATGTGCAAAATTGCCCCTATGAGTCCCTTTGAGACCTATCAACATTATCTTTCACTCAAAAGTCATTTTACAAATCCAAAATACGATTTCTTTAAATATGGTGGAAAGTCACGGGCAACTATGACTTCCTTCAATAAACGTAAGGATAAATACTTCTTCGAGAAATCTTCAAGGAAATATTCTGATAAAGAAATTGTAGATTTTCTTGTATCAAACTTTGTAGCAACAGACAACCCACAGAACATATGGATTGGTCAAATTATAAATTTTGGAGAAGAAACATACCGAGAGTGGATGAAACGACAGCAGAGTTTGACCTACTTGTTCAAAGAACAATCGGAAGTATTACTCTCGGAAATCAAATTAGAAGATGCCTTCAACTGTTCGAAAGGTCATCCACCAGTTCTAAAAAAATTCCTGGGTGGAAAGATTTCACCTGAAGTCTTAGTAATTTATGATATACTATTTCAGTTCGGGAATGTGTTTGATGCGAAACTAATGGACCCTGTGTGGGAAACCGTAAGTTTAAAAATCAAGAAGTACAAACCATTTCTAAATATTGATAAGTTTCAGTACAAAAAACTTCTGCGGGAAATTGTAAATGAGTAAATTCTTTGATTCTGAATTCATTCAGGAAGAACTAGAAGAAATTAATGAACTTCAAAGGTTCATTTATGGAAGCATCCTGTCTTTTGGTTCCATGACCCGTGAAGATAAACTGGAACACATTGATAAGATGATTTTGTTGCTGGAAAAGCAACGCATTATGTACACAAGACTTTCTCTTTCTGATGATCTACAAGCGGTTCAGATGAAAGAGAATCTTCGTAAATCTGTGGCAATTATGGGATTTCCACCTGACACAGATATGAATTTACTATTTAATAGTATGAATAAAACTATTGAGTCTCTTAAACAATTTATTGACAGATGAGATTATTTTTGTTATAATATCTAAGTAAATCCAAAACATCCAATTAATCTAAAAATCCAAATGAGCTTTTCTGATCTTAAGAAACAATCCAAACTTGGTTCCCTGACTGCTAAACTGGTCAAGGAAGTCGAAAAAATGAATAATAATGCATCATCTACTGATGATCGCCTTTGGAAACTCGAATGTGATAAAAGTGGCAACGGTTATGCCGTCATTCGTTTCCTCCCTGCTCCTGATGGCGAAGATCTTCCTTTCGCTAAACTTTACTCCCATGCCTTCCAAGGACCTAGTGGTTGGTATATCGAAAACAACCTCAGCACAATTGGACAGAAAGATCCAGTTGGTGAACTGAACTCCGAACTCTGGAACAACGGTACTGATGCTGGTAAGGAACTTGCTCGTAAGCAGAAACGTAAACTGACTTATATCAGCAATATCTATGTGGTCAAGGATCCTACCAATCCCGATAATGAGGGCAAAGTTTTCCTTTATAAGTTCGGTAAGAAAATCTTTGATAAGATTACTTCTGCTATGCAACCAGAGTTTCAGGATGAGACTCCTATCGATCCTTTTGACTTCTGGCAGGGTGCTAACTTCAAACTGAAGGCAAAGAATGTTGCCGGTTATCGTAACTATGACTCCAGTGAATTTGCCCCACAAGGTGCTCTTCTGGACGATGATGATGCGATGGAAGCAATCTGGAAGAAACAGTATTCTCTTGCTGAACTTATTGCTCCAGATCAGTTCAAGACTTATGATGAACTGAAGAAGCGTCTTGATTATGTTCTTGGCAACAAGACTGCTCGTCGCCAAGATCCTGAGGTTGCCGATGAAGAATCAACTTCCCGTGGTCCGGTTCGTGACCTTGATGAAGATCTTCGTACCGAACTGAGTAATCTGAGTTCTACCAAGTCTTCTTCTTATGATGAAGATGATGATGAGGCCCTCAATTATTTTGCAAAACTTGCTGAGTAATAAGATTGGGGAGGGAAACCTCCCCTTTTTTATGGCATTGTGACTCTAGTATTTTCGGTGCGAATTAGAGTTTTATCAACATATTGTGAAGACTTATCATAATACATAATCTTTCTCATATCATTTAAGTATTGCTGTAGGTATCCTTTCTTGAGAATATAAATTGTTCTTTTATTTTCATTTTTTCTTACTTCATATTCATAATTACTAATTCCTGTAACTGGTGCGGGAGTAATATTTTGAGTTGAAATCTTTGGATCTGGAATTGTAAAATTATAATCAACAACTTTACCTGCAGGAAGAATTAAACGACCTTGTGAATCTTTAACTTCTTTAGTTTCATAATGATGTAAAGCATTTAATTGGGTTCCATAAATTTCTTCTGCATAATTATAAACATCCTTATTAGACAAAGGCCATTCATTTCTAATATTAATAATTCCTGCAGTTAGAATTACAACCCAATCCAAGTCTGATCTACCATAAAGTT